GGACCTCAATGGCCTTGTCTGCCATTGCCCGCAGATGCGCCGGGAGCTTCCGCGACGCCCGCATCGCGCCGGTATCGGCCGAGAGCGCCTGCATCTGCATGAGCGCTTCGTCGCGCGTTTTCGGACGCGCTGCGCGCTCTTCGGGGGGTTTCAGGTATTTCGCGGCGAGGATTTCATCCGCGGAGGGGTGGCGATTGAGCGAGGCGATCAGATCGAACGCCCGCTGCACGCACATCCTGTCGATGTATTCGAGCGTCCAGCCGGCCGCCCGGACCAGGCGCAGGTAGAACCAGTCCCAGTCGATTTCTTGGGAGCCGGCCGCTATTCCCCCGGCTTGGCCGGCCGCATGCCGCTGCCGCGGGAGATCGCCTGGATGATGGGCACAATGTTGGCCGCGTCGAGCATGTCTTCGAGCTGCTCTTGCGTCAAATCGGGGTAGTTGCGCTGCATGGCCGCGAGAATCGCGGGGAGCCGTTCATCGAGGCCCTCGTTGATGACCCGCGTTTGCTCTTCGACGGAGGCGTCCTTCGCGATGGGCGTGGACTTTGCCAGGACCGGGAAGAATTTGCGGAAGTGCTTCACGGAAAGGCCTGGAATCGTCCAGACCTTCCCGTTCATGTAGATTTGCTGCCCCTCGTAGGGGAGTTGCTGTGTCTGGTCCATGGCTTATCCGAGATCGGCGTACATGGCGCCCAGGTTGCCCGCCTGGTCGCAAGACGCGTCGAATTCCAGATCCGAGATCCAGAAGTCTTCCTGCTTGGTCGGGATGGAGAACGTCCCGATGATGCAGGAATTGAGCTGGATACCGAAGAGCTGGTTTTGAAACGTGTTGAACAGGAGCGCCTGGAACTGCGGAGCGTAGCCCATGAACTGATTCGCGAGGGCAATGGTCACGCCGCGCGTCGAATTGAACCAGGTGTAGCTGATGTAAATCTCGGTCAGCGCCGCTACGTCCGCCGCGGAGAACATGTACGTCCCGCCGCTTTCAGTGTACTGCCCCAGTGCGGGCGTTCCCGATGCCAGCTTGGTGAACTGCTGGTTGGTGGAAGCGTTCACGACGCCGTAGTCGGTCGTGAAGTTCGCCTCATTCAGCACCGTGATGGTATCGGTCGGAGGGGAGCCGCCGCCGATGGTCCAGGCTTCCTGCTCCGCGAGAATCTGCATGCCCGTCGATTGGACCTGGCCCCAATAGAGCTGGTTGAGCATGGTTGGGTCTTGCGTGGCGAACTTGCCTTTCGCGGTCACGTCGATCTTGCCGCGGGCCTTGGCCACCGCCATCTGCTTCTGGCCCCAGAGTTTCTTGATGTCGCCCTTCACTGTGAGCTGGCACTCTTGTAAAGTACCGATCATGTAGGGCGTGGGATTGGCTGCGAGGTTTCCGGCGTTCGGGAGAGCTACGAGGACGCCGGTGCCGAATTGATAATTGGGCATTGAGTGATGCTCCTTTTGGTGTTTTGGAAATTGGCGTTTCCGAATCGCCGGGTTTACGGAACTAAAATGTGGACGGGAATGAGCGCCGCGGCCTGCTGGCCGTACACGCCCGGATCAACGCTGACTTCGCCCTCAATCCAGCAGTGCCTTACGAGTCCCCCGAGCGTCTGGCGGTTGAATCCGCCATTGGGGAACGCGGGGGCGAGCGCGGTCCGGACCGCGAGAATCAGATTGTTGATGACGGTTTCGGTAAGCTCCGTCTCTTCCCCGGGAGGCTGATTCAACGCGCTGCCGAAGGCATACACAATCAGCAGGGCCTTGAGCGTGACTTTGCCGGGGGTTCCTTCGGGGCGGGGATTGTCCACCGCTCCCACGCCGATACTGAAGAGCGCGGGCTGCTGGGCCGGCCCCAGCTCGTCGGGCGATACGTGCCGGCGCCCCACGGTGACGAAGGTGGGAGGCGAGCCCTGGAGCTGCTGCTGAAGCAGCGCGAACAGCGCCGCGTAGATCGGCTCCGCGTTGACGACTTGAAGCTGGCTAGGCATCGGGGTATAGTGAGTGCATGGAAGAGAACGCCCTTCGGGATGAGACGGGCATCAAGTTAGAAGGGCCTGAGACTGTCGCGGTGCATCTGAGCACAGCGGCGACTGCGGTGTTCCTCTGTGTCGATCAGGTTTTGCCGCGCTTCGACTACGTCCTATTTCGATTAGGCGGACAAACCGTGGGCAGCTTCAGCACAGGAGCCGTGAGCGGTTGGCGGATCGTGGCGAGCGGGCGGGATCGCTGCGCCTTCTGCGGCGCGCCCATCAAGTAAGCTGGCTAGGCGCTCAGCGCCTCTTCCACGCGCGATTTCAGCCGCTCGAAGAATTCCGCCTGATACCCTTCTCCGGTAGCGAAAAAGAACGGCTTCGCGCCAATCGAGAACGCCTTGTGCGCTTTCCGCAAGTCCGTATCCCCGCCGATTTTCATGGCCATGAGCGTGTCTTCGACGGCGGGAATGTTGACGCCGTATTCGAGCCAATAGTGCGGCTGCTTTCCCCGGTTGCGGGGCTTGTAGATCGCGGCGATCGCGTCTTCGGTTTCGATGACTCTTCCCGCTCTTCCGAGGATGCTGGCCAGCCGGTCGTTATCTTTCTCGGGCCGCGGGTCTGGAGGATGCGCACTCGCGGCTTCGACTTCGGCCTGCCGCAAGCCTTGCACGCCGTCCTTCATCCCCAACCGGACGCCCACCAGGATGCGTTCCTTCAGGTGATCGATGTAGGAGATGGACTCGTCCACCGACGTTTGGCTGAGGTTGAAGAGGATCATCGCTGCCGCGCCTTAGCCATGGCCAGCTTCTTATCCATGTCGAGCAAGGGCACGCGCTCCGGAGGCGTTTGCAGCGGGTCGTATCTGCGATACCGTTCGATGACGCGTTTGACCGAGGCGGGAATTTCGCTTTCGGGCGTGGCCACGGTTTCACCCGACGCCATGTGCTTGTTGGTCTGGCCGATCCACTGGCGAGCTTTGTAGCGGTAGGACACCCACTCGATCACGGCCTGCGCTGCATCGCCGGGAACGGTGGCATATCCGGCGTTGTAGGTGATCGAGTATTCCCGCTCGTCCAGAAACGTGTGGACCTTCCCGTCGAAATACAGTTCGTACCTGCGCTCCGGGTCCACGTCCATGTCGATCCACCAGCCCGGCTGCACATCGTTCTCGGATTCCGGGATGGCTTCGAGGTCGCCAACATCGAACCAGGTGTACGTGATCTGCACCTGGATTTGGGCTGCCACATCCGCAGCGGAGAACAGGTAAGTGCCCGTCGAGGGATTCACGCTGTACTGCCCTGCCTGCAAGGTTCCTTGCGAGACGAACGCGAGCGGGAGGCCGGTCGCCACGTTCACAACGGCTGCATTGTGATTCAGCGGACCCGGAGGCCCGTCGTGCATAAAGTTCGCCGCGTTCACCACTTCGACGGTGAGGACGGGCGGGGGATCCAAACCGAGGGTGTAGGTCTCGACGGCCTGCTCGATGCTGGTTCCCGTCTGCGGCGGGGAAGCTCCTTCGATCAGCGACACATTTGTGATCGAATTCAGCGGCCAGTGTCTCAGCACCATCAAGTCGCCGCCGTCGCCTTCCCGCACTTCCTGATAATCCAATGCGGGGTAGAAGTCCGGGCGCTTGATCTCGTTGATGAAGTCGAGCGAGACGGAGGTGATGAGCGCGTTGATAATCGCGTCGTCGGTCGTCACCGTGCCCATCACGAGCCACGAGTGGATGTCCGAGAGTTGGCAGAGGTTAGCCACGTGTCGCCGCCCAATCTTCCATGCGCAGACTCCAGAGCAAGCGGTCCACGCCTTCGTGCTTCGACCCTGTCTGGTCGGGATTTTTGTCCCACGCCCTGACCAACATGCGGATCGCCTGCTTCACCCGAGAAGGCACGGAGGCCGCGCTTGTTCCGTAGCCCGCCGTGTAGTTGATCTGCACCGCGTTGGGAACGTAGAGGACGGCGGGCCAGTTCTGCCCGGAGTTCGGGAACAGCCTGCCCGGTTCGGTGGAATTATCCACCACAAAATTGCCCTGCTGATTCGCGGGCGTTCCCGGAAGCAGCGTCTCAAGCTCCCCGGATTCCGCGTCCACGTATTGAATGTTCGTGACCGTGATGAGTGGCGGACAGAAGAGCTTTATCATCTGCGAGTAGTTCCAGAGGGTTGTGGAATATCTCGGCAGCGAGTAGTAAGCGGGCGGATAGGCCTGCTGGCTCATGACCGTGTCCGTGTAATACGGGAACGAATCCAGGCACATTTGCAGCCCGGTGGCGATAAAGACGCGCCGGGTGAACATCTCGCAGTACTCCCGCGCGGCTTTCACCGTGTCTCTCAGCCGGGTGGCGAGATTGGAACTGGTGACGTGATCGGAATCTTCCCAAGGTCCATAGCCGAGCATCACCTTGACTTCGGCGAGCGAGAGCGGCTCGACAGCGGGCGGAGAGGTGATTACAATCGAGGACATGATAGATAGCCGGGATGCGGGCCTGTGGCTGCGATGGGCTGAAGAAGAGGCCCATCTGCGGGCGGACGTGCAACGAAAGGGCTACGCGAAGCGACTCTGGCGGATCGGGCTGGGGATGAATCTCCCGCTTTCAGTTCGGGAAGCGTTCACTATGGCGATGCGCACCGAATCTTACGTTGCGGCGCGCGCTTTGATCTGGCCATACATGCCAGTTCCGATGCCGCGCCCGATCTTCCGGCTGGTTCCTGGCTGCGCAGAAATGAGCGAGGGCCACGAGATGACCGCGCCGCGCGCGGGAAACCCGCCGAAGGACCTAGGCCCGCTCAATTAGGAACGTGTCATCCGGCGCGTCGTAACCGACATCGCGCTCCTGGGCTTCCTCAGTTGGAATCACGTTGCCGCTTTCGCCAGAGCAATCGCAGCCCTGGGTCCACACGTCCCGGTCGCCGTGCTGAGCGATCAGCGCCTCCAGCTTCTTGATGAGTTCGGAGGCCTTCACCGCAATCCGCTGCCGCCGGTCGGTGGCTTCGGCGGCTCACCAGTGAGCGGCCTGGCCGGCTGATAGCCGCCGCCCCGCGTCTCGCGTTTGGCCGCGCGCGCTTTCGCCTCGAGGTTTTCGGGCGCCCTGATGAACTTGCCTTGCGCGATGACTTCGAGCAGCGCGCGCATGCGCCCCAGTTCGGCGGCCTGGATTCTTCCCAGATCTTCGACGGCTTTCAGGCGCTCGTCGAGCCACGGCGCGTGCAGAGAGGCTCCCTGGCAGGAATGCAGCGTGCCTGATTCGTAGCTTTCGTGGCAGCGTGGGCAATTCATAGGTGGAGCACCTTCGGCGGTATCGCCGTTGCGGGAACGATCAGACTCGCCGGGGCCGCTTCCAGAAACGCGCCCTTGTGTTCCGGGCAGTAGTGGCCATGCGGCAGAACCAGCCATTTATGCTGTTGCGTCATCACGCCGAAAAACGCCTGGATCAGTTGCATCTCGGTCGCTCCCGGAGGCGCTGGCATGCGCGCTTGCTTGACGCAGCGCGGGTTGTCGCACAGCATGAAGCAGAGATGCTGCGGGTTGCCTTCCTCGACTACGATGCGGAACATTACCTGGTGGCCTCGCTCATTCCGGCGGTGATGGCCACGTCCAGCCCGAACGTGTCCAGCCCTTTCAGAATACCAGGACATTCTCCCACGATGCGCTTGCACTCCGCGAGTTGCCACGGCTCTACCGAGGGGCGAAGGTGCTGCATGAGGTGGGCGTATGGTTCCCACCAGGATGAAGGCACGGGAGCCAGGATGTCAGCGTTGGCGCGGCTCCAACATTCCGCGAAGCTTTGAGGCGGCGCCGCTGGCGGAATGTGCTTCGGCTCGAACCCGTACACCGCGAGCGAGTAGTATGCCCGGATCTTCTCCGGCGTGTCGCGCTTGCCGCCCACGATCCCGCGCTTCAGGTTCAGCGCGTCGTTCAGGCAGTACAGCAGTTGCTTTGCCCGCAGTCTGCGTTCGTCGAGCATCTGGAGGTGAAACAATCCCCCATGCTCGCGTTTCACCGGGCGGTAACCGTGGCCCGGTAGACCGTAAGGCGAACGGTGGTGATGCTGGTACCCTTTATCCGTTTGCCAGCTATACGACGGGCAGTCCCGAAACGCGGTGGCCGTGTGAGCCTGCGCCCAGATTCCCGAGGTGTGCATCCGGTCTACGGCGCCGCGCAAGTTGATCTGCGGCAGATCGAGCGTGTGGCCCGGAGGCGTCGCTTCCACGTAGGCCCGGATTCCTGGAAGCAGGTTGCCGGTGACCAGCTCGTCCGCGTCGAGGATGGCGATGTGGGTGGCGTGGCGGCCGCGGGCGAATTCGAGGAGGCTTTGCCGGTGTTCCATTTCGTCCCAGGCAAGCTCTGGAACGCGCGAAAACCCGACATAACAACGCTCGGTTTTCAGAATATCGTTATAAACGCGCCATGTGTCATCGTCGCTTGCGTGATCGAGCACAATCACTTCGTCGCACCACATCAGCGCGGCGCGCAGCGTCAGGCCGAGCACCCAGGCCTCGTTGCGCACGGGCATGGTGGCGACGATCTTCATGCCGCTACCAGCTCCGGCAAATCGCCGGCTTTGACGGTTGCGGCCGCTTTGAGCACCAGCAGGCTATCCCAGTGTCCCAATGTGTTTCCCGGTCCCACGGGAGTCAGTTCGTGCTGCACCACGCGATAGTCTTTGAGCGGTCCCGAGAACAGCTTTGCAAAGTAGGCATCGTTCCATCGCTTGCGGTCCTGGTAGTCGTGAAACTCCACGCTGATTTGGGACGCGATGGGGCCAGGCCAGTTTTCGAGGATCGAGAATTCGGAGCCTTCGCAGTCGAGCTTGACCACATCCCAATGCTCGATATCCAGCTTGGACATCAGCGCCTCGATGCGCATCGCGCGGACCACCAGCATTTCAGCGCCCTCCACGGGGCCGGATGCAAGATGGTTTGCCATTCCGTCGCCGGGGAACTTCGCATAGAGAGCGGCAGCTATGCGGCCTCCGGTCAATGCGATGGGAAGAGCGCGTCCCTTTGTCGCCGGGTCCGGTTCCAGGCATGTGAACAAAGCCTCCGGGCTGATGCGCTCGAATTCGGTGCAGAATTCCTGCATCCGGCAGCCCACATCGAGCACGCGCGGATGCCTGGGAATCAGGTCCACGTCCACCGTGTGCCCCGCCAAGCATTCGAGTCTCACTCGATACCCCCGTGCTGTACCAGGATCAGCCTGTCGTCTTCCGTGCGCCCTTCGCTACACTCGATCACTTCGCAAGGAAAGGGGAAATCGTTGTAATTGTCGCGCGGCTTCACGTCTTCGATCAGATACGCGCCGGCCGGGGAAAGCTCTGGTACGAAGAGTCGCGCGGTGAGCTTTTGATGCTCCCAGACGTGCGAACCGTCGTCCACGATCAGGTCCAGATTTCCGCCGATGGCTGAAGCGGCCGCCCGCAGGTCTTGCTCGCTCGACTGGTCGCAAATCATCGATCTGATTTTGCGCTCGTTGCGCAACGTATCCGGCCGGATGTCCAGGCCGAAGATTTCCGCCTCCGGGAATAATTCCTCCCAGATCAGCAGGCTTCCCGCGTGCGGATAATCGTCGTGGAACAGGTGCGCATAGCCGAGGCCGATTTCGAGAATGCGCTTGATCCGCCGCCCCGCGAAGAGCCGGTTATAGGTCGGGGCGTAGTTGTGCGACAGCGGGTTTTCGGGAATGACCACCTTGGGCGTGTGGTACTTCAGGCAGAGTTCGGTGAATCGGTCGGTCCACACTTATTCCATGCTCCCGTCATGCACCAGCATCACGTTAGAAGGCACCTTCCCGCCATCGAACCAGCACGGGTACGCGAGCACGTCGCCGTCTTTCGCCCGGTGTCCCGGCGTCAGTTGCATGCCCAGCCTCCACGCGATGACGGACGCGGCGGTTTGATCGTGCCGGTGTCCGATTACGTCGGGCGGTCCACATGGGGCGGTTCTCGCGGCGGATTGGCGCAACACGTTGCCCGTGTAGTTGCGGTTCGACCACGGTCCCATGAACGCGTTTGTTTCCGAGGCCAGGCGGTAGTACTCGCTCAGAAACGTCGCGCCAATTTCGCTGCGCAGGTTCAGGCCGAAGCAGCAGGCGATCACATGCGGGACGGTCCGGTTGACTCTCCGCGCGGCTTCCATCCCGAGGCTGACATTGTCTCCGAACCAGTCCGGGAACAGCGCCGGGTATGCCGAGTCCGCCGTCCACTCGTAGTTGTTCCACGCGTTTTCGGCGAACCAGTAGCCGTCTCTTTCGATGCGCTCCCACAGCGGTTCGAGCGATTGCACGGGCTTGACTGCCGCGTCCATCCACAGCAGCAGATCGTAGCCGCGATTTGCCGCCGCTTGCAGCGCGTAGGCTTTGAAGGCGTAGGGCTTCGCGGAGTGACTCGGCCACTCCGGGGGGATCTGATAGACCGGCGTGTTGTCGCCTTCGTCCGCGTGCGGGAGATCGTCCCACAGCAGCAGATCGGTGCCTATATCCAGAACGTCAGAATCGAAGTCGAGTATGCGTGCCAGCCGCGCTTGCCCCTTGCGGTAGTGCTCGCCGGTGGCTACATTCACAATGGCGCGTCTCATGAGCCTCCAAATAATCGATGACAAAATGAGCGGTCTGCGCGTAACACGTCTTGCTGCGCCTTTTTGGGATGCGCGGCGTTATATTCGGCCCACCAGCGAGCGGTTTCCTCCACAATCTTGTCGTAGCAGGGCGCGCACAACGGCGTGTTTCTGCCCGCGCCGCCTATCGGGTAGAAGTCCACGCCCTCCAACTTGCATGGCGCTTCTCCCTCGCACGGACCTGCAAGGTCCCAGCGGAAGCGCCGGCCCGCTTGGCTGCCGCACTTTTCGCATGGCGAAGTGACAAGCTTCAAGGCCTCCTGGAGCGCGCCGATAGACTGCCGAATTGCGGACTCCACCATCTGCCGCTCGTTGCCCGTCATGCGGCGAGTTCCTCCGCTTCCTTGAATCCCCCCGTTTCCAGGCGCCGGAACAGCCTTGCCGATTCGTCCCAGTGCTTGCGCCCGAATAGCGCCGGATCGCCAACTCGCGTTGCGTGGCTGCCGGGGCGCAGTGCGTGCATGTGCTTGTGCGTGAGATCCGGACGCTGCCAGAACACCCCGAGCTTTTCGGCGCATCGTTGCAGATGCTCGTCGCCGAACATGTGATGGAACTCGGGCCAGATCGGGCCGCGTCCGCCGAACGCGCGCCTGCACCACGCGCGGCCCATCCATGGTGAGCCTGCAAACTTGTCGATGGCCGAATTCCAGTGCTTCAGGTCGCCGGTGGGCTGCATAACGCCGAAAGTGGCGAAGCCGGGATCGGGAATGATGGCTGTCGGGAAAAGACGGCCGTAGAAATGTGCCCGACACTCCGCTGCGATCTGTTCCGGCGTATGATCCGGGTCGGGCAAAGTGTCGTCTCCCCCCGCCACAAACCATTCCGCCTCTTTGTCGAGGATCATCACCGTCTTTACGGTGAGGTTCACTGACTCGGCCCATCCCAGGTACTTATCGGTGCGGATGGTGATGTCCGCTTCCGGGAACGGATCTCCCTGTCGCAAGACAGCTACCTTGTAACCCCGCGCCTTCCACTCCGGAAGCGTGCCGCCGCCGGGCCGGATGGAGGGGATGCAGATCCAGACGCTCATTCGCCCTTCAGCACCTTTCGGATGGCTTCGACTCTCTCCATGCCCCGGCAATCCGGCCTGTGAAGACAATAGGTAGGCGAAGACTCGACGCGCAGACCTCCGCAATCCAGGCACATCGTTTTCGTTTCGGCGGGCGCCGCGATTTCCAGGACGCGCAACGCCGCCCTGATCGTCAGGTACGACTTGAACTGCTTCCTATCGCGCACGCGCGGCCTCCGCCCTCAGCGCCGCGAAAAACAACGGCGGAAAATCCGCGTTGGCGACTCGCGGCCAGCCATTCCTGCCCAATCTCCGCGCCGAGGATGTGCTCCCGTCGTGCGCCCGCGCCACGCACATCTGCCTTCCGTCGAGAGTGGAGACTCCGCCCGCTTTTTGCGCCGCGTACACCATCAGATTGTCTTCGGCAAACTTCACGTCTTTGAAGCGCTGTCGCTTCCAAAATTCCCGCGTGTAGCACATCGAAGTGCCGCAAGCGAAACCCGCGCCCGCTTTCCAGCGGTATCCTACCGAGTTTCGCATGTCCCAGAAGAACAGGCAATGATACCCGCTCATGGGCTTGTCCGAGAGTAGCTCTACCTGCTGCGCGATTCTGTCCGGGTGGCTCCAGTCGTCCGAATCGAAGTGGATGATCACTTCCCCCAGCGCGTTCGCGCAGAGCCATTCGCGCTTCGCTCCCACGCTGAGTCTCGGCCCTTTGTAATACCGGACTCCCGCTTCGACCGGAGGCACGCGAAAGCTCGGATCGTCCGCGTCGTCTAGGATCACGAGTTCCTTTTCCGCCCAGGTCTGCGCCTTCCAGCATTCGAGCGCCGTCCGGCTCAGCGCGGGACGGGAGCGGGTGGGCATGATGGCGGAGACTAGCACTTCTCGCGTTTCTCGCGCTTGGCTTTCGCGCGCTTGCGCTTGTCGCGGCCTTTGCTCATGGGATCAAAGCTTCGATGGCCGTCTGAAAATACGGGGATGCGATGGCTTCGCCCGCCGCCGTCAGATGGACGCCATCGGAGTAGAAGTACGTGCCGTTCGTGTAGTTGCCTTCGCCGCCGATGGTGGGATCGCTGTCTACGTCCGCGAGTCCGTCCGCAATTGTGCGCCAGTTCGCCCGCAGCCACGTGTTCACGGCGTTACGGACGGTGTCAAGCGAACCGCTTGTGCCGATGGCCGAAGAATCCAGGCAGGTGGCGAGCACCACTTTGAAGCCCGCGGCGTGTCTTCCCGCCGCGTAATTCGTTAGCGCCGTCTCGACTTCGGCCGCGGTGTCTCCGCGATTCACGATGCTGTTGTAAATCTCCCAGAGCGCCACGATCTGCGTGGTGTAGGCTTCGGACGCGTAGGCGTCGATCACTTTGGGAGCGGTCGCGTTCAGCGTTTCCGTGTCGTAGTAACCGATGGCTTCCGAGACCACGTTATAGGCGTAGTTGGTAGCGGCTTCAAACAGCGATGCCTGGGAGTTTCCCGAACTCCACAGCCCGTCCATGATGGAGTTGCCATCGAAGATGACTTGGGTCGCATTCGCGCGATTCAGCGGGTACTTGTTCGTGAAGTAGGAGAGAACGTTGCTCAGCGCCGTCCCGCTCAGCGCCGTGTTGTAAACCTGCAACTCGTAAAGGTCTCCGTAGAGTCCGTAGCCGCCGCCGCAGGACTGACCGAGAACCGCGCTCCCGCCGTTGGTGTTGAAGCTCCCCCAGGCAGGCTCGCTCACCGTCGAGGTGTCGGAGTAGTAAGTATTCCCGCCGGCCGAATAAATCGCCCCCACAAGCGCCGGGCCGCTGAACACGCGGTTAGCCGGCTCCTGGTTTGCGTTCGCGGCGCCCTGATACCCGTGCAACGATGCACGCGAAAACTGATCCTGCGGGCCGCCGAACTCCGAATCGTCGCCGTAGAAATCGAACTGCCACGATTCCGGGTAGCTTCCGGCGCAAAGTATCAGGCCGTAGGCTCCCGAGTCGTTCGCGCTCTGCCCGTTGCGGAACCAGATGCCCTTGCGGTCCACGACCGCGAATATACTCAGGTTATCCGACACCAGCCCCGGAAAACTCGATGCGTTGAGCGCCGTCGACGATCCCGGATAGAAGCGCGCGGCGGGCAGGCCGTTCCAGCCCGAGATTTGCTTGGGACCGGAGTCTCCGCTGAAGCTGTAACCGTTGCCACTACTATCGGTCCAGGAAGAGATGACGTTTCCGGTTCCCGCCGTGAGGCTGCCGCCCTGCAACCAGACAACCGGACTCGCGCCGCCAGAGCCTCCGCCGCCTCCTCCGCCCCCCGATCCTCCTAGTCACTGGGGAACGAGCGCGCCGAACTGGAACGCCAGCACGGTGATTGAAGCGCTTCCGGCGCTGGAACTGGAAGTCGTATTGTTGATATAAAATCCGCAGTTCGTGATGGCGCTGAGCGTCCCGGAAGATGCGTCGGTGAGCTGCCGCATTCCCAGCGCCTCCGTGCCGTAATAGGCGGTGATGGCGTTCGACGCGCTCACATGCAGATGCCACCAAAACGGCCCAGCCGGAGGGACGTCCATCGAGTCGTTATTGACGGTGGACCGTGAACCCGTGGCGCCCGTGAAGTACACTGTGGCCATATCGGAGCTGCTGCCGTTGCCGAGCATTTCCGCGCCGAAGAGTTTCGTCCCGTCGTCGATTTCAATACCGCCTTCAGCCGACGTGTTGGCTACGCCGTACGACATAATCGCCAGGCCGTAGAGATCGAATGGAACGGCCGGGCACGGCTGATGCAATACCGCGAGGCTGTTGGAACTGGAGCCGGACGGCGCGACGATGGAGAGGAAATTAGTGCCCGAGCTATAGGTGGCGCTGCCCTGATTCGCCCACGAGAAGTTGGCGAACTGCGGTACGGTAAGCTCCCACATCCCGTAGCCGTTCGGGTTACCGCTGGCCGTGATCGTGCAGCTCGATCCCACGGTACAGGGCACGCTGTTGATCGTGACGACGGCGGGGGGTTGTGAGTTGGTTTGGTCGTAGCTGATCGCCGATGTTCCGATGGCCGATATGTTGGCGTCGAGCGCCCATGTCGTCCCGGCGTTCACGGTGCCATTGGTCACGGGAATCACGCCCGCATTGTTGATGTCCCCGACGCTATTGAAGTCAGACGTGCGGGTGAGCACGTAATCTACCGACCCAGTGCCCAGCGTCGTGAGCGAGTAGACCCCGTTCTGGATCGGGTTCGCCTGGTTGTTCACCAGGAGCCGGTTAGTCAGCGAGAGCGTGTATCCGTCCACTACGAGCGCCGCCGCCGTCGTCGCGGTGAGCGTGGCTCCCGCGCCCGAAGTCCCGTTGCTGTAAGTGGGTGAGTCGGGCAGAACCGCGACCGTCGCCGCCGCTACTGCGGTAGCAGGGTTGAGCGCCGCGAAGAGTTGCCGGACGTAATTGGTCGTCGCAACTTGCGTGCTATTGCTCGTCGAGGCCGGTTTCGTCGTGGTGGGCGCGCCGGGAAGCGCCGCGTTAGGCGCAATCCCGCAAACCACGCTACCCGTGGTGGGGCTGCATGTGACTTGGCTGGGTGTGCCCGACACGCTGGACACCGCGCCGCCGCTTGACGGATAAGTAGGCGCGGGTCCGGTGATAGTGACTCTCACCACCACGAAGACGCCGCTTCCTCCGGTCCACGAAGCCGCAACTTGGAAGTGATCATAAACGCTGCCGATACTCGGCTGTCTCGTGGCCGTGGAATTTCCCGAAGTCACACTGCTGTCGAGCGACGTGCAGGAATTCGCAGCAGTGCAGCCGGACACAGTGACGGTCGTCGAAGTGGGATTGCCGAAGACGGTTTCGAGGAACGACGCGGTTTCGGAGTTGTAGGTCGTATTCGAGACGGTGAACGACGCGCCCGATAACGCGATGGTCTGGGTCGTCTGATAGCTGGATTGGGAAAGGGCGGGCAGGCACAACAGGAGCGCCAGAGCTAAGGTCTGTACAAACTCTGAGGCTGCTTTCGCCCTGCGGGAGCGGGTAGAGGGGCAGAATAGCATAGATCTCCTGTCGCGTGTCAAGGGGAAAAAAGCGGGGCCGCAAGGGAAGAAGGAAACGCGCGGCCCCAGAGAGGTTAACTGATGGTGACGCCGCCGGCGGACGGATTCGCGTACCACACGCCGCCTAAGGCCGTGAGTTCGATCGAATCGCCCACCGCACCGCCGAAGGTGATGATGTGGTGCACGCCGTTGATGGCGTTGGCGGGCGTGGTCACGGTGTGGGCTTCGGCGGTCTGCGCGATGAGCCGCAGCCGCTTGCCGTCCATGCCGCCCGACACGACGCCGGGAAGTCCGGCAACCGGCGCGGCGAGCGTGTACGCGCCGGCGGAGGCGTCGTCGAGCAGCACGGTGCCTTCCTCTTGCGCGATGGCTCCAGCGGCGGGAAGCGATACCGCGCCGAAGAACGGCTCCAGATTTTGGCAGATGAAGCCGTCCTGATCGGGCGAGGTTGAAGGGAAACGATTAACGATGTTTGCCATTGGGATTGTTCTCCTGGGTTTGGAAATTCGGTTAGGGGCCGGGAGCGCCGGCCCCAAGGACGATGGGCAGGACGGCTTACGCCGCGTTCTGCAGGTATTGCACGGGGTGCGTGCCCGCATCCAAAAGCTGCCCGTCGTAACGAGCGAACGCGAGGAACGCGACTTGCCCGTAGTCCGCGAAGCGCTCGACCAGGCGAAGCACGCTCATCTCTTTCACGCGCCGGATCACGTACTTGTCGAGCGGCCCGAACGCGACCGAGATGGAACCGACCGGCGGGGAGCCGGAAGGCCCCAGTTGCGCCATGTCGTTGTTGATCGAATACTTGTAGCCGTTCAAGGTGTCGGGCTGGGTATTCGCCAAACCACTGAAGCCGGGCATCCACAAGGGCCGGCCGTAGTTGTCCTTCAGCGTCTTCAGGTAGCGCAAGGTCTGATCGTGGAACATGAACTTCGCGCCCTTGCGGTACAACGGATCGACGGAGTGTTCCAGATCCACCAGGTCGATGTAGCCCACCTGGTTGGTGGGATTCGGCGTGGTCAGGTTGTCGTTGCCGATCACGGTCACGCCGGAATTGGTGGCGGCGGTGATGATACCATTCGGCTGCGAAGCGGTAGGTCCGCCCCCGGTCGTGAACATGGTGTTGGTGATACGGCCCAGGCGCGTCGCGAACTTCTTGATGAGGAAGGCCTGCAAATCGAAGGCCGAATCCTGCAAGAGTTCGATGGAGACCTTGACCATCTTGGAGCTGAACTTGTAAGCCCCGAACATGATCTGGCCGAGCGACACGTCCTGCTCGGTCACCTGCTGGCCTTCGCCGATGAGCTCGCCCGTCACCGTGGTGTCGTTGTCGGTGGGGTAAGGGAGGGGTTGGCCCGTCGCGGTGTCCAGAATCTCCGCCACGTTCCACATGTCGCCGTAGTACTTCAAGGCGTCTTCGATCTGCATGGTGAAGCCCACGGGAACGAAGAAGCCCGTCGTGGCGCCGGGATACGCGCCCTCTCCGCCAGTGCCCATGTCGCGGGCTTCGATCTCAACCGTCTTTTGGCCCATCTTGTAGAGCGTCTGGCGCTCTTCGGCGGTCACGCCCTTGAAGCGGTAGCCGCCCCGGATCTCCGGGTGGTCGCCGTGCTTCAGGTAGGACAGGAAGGCTTTCCGCTCTTTCTCCCGCTGCTCCTTCACCACGTCCTGGCTGTCGCCGCCGGCGGGCTGGTTTTCGCGTCGGCTGGCGTCCGCGGGTTGGCGCAATTCGAGGTCCAGCGCCGTCTTGCGCGCTTCGCTTTCGTTGATGGCCCGGATCTCGACTTCGTAGCCCTTTTGCTCATCGTCCATCTGTCCGAACTTGGTGCGGTTCTCCGCGACGCTCAGATCGAGGGCGCACATTTGAGTCCAGATCTGGCCGCGCTTCTCGCTCAATTCTCGTACTCTCGCAATCATGGGAATTTCTCCTCTTGAATTTTGGGTTGGTGACGCACGCGCCCGATTCCGCCGCGGCCCGCGGGGATTGCGCGCATCCGCCTTTTCGCGCGTGGCATTCAAGCCCAGCCCCTACGGGCGCGCGTCTGACGGGGAAAAGCTGAAACTTGGTTAGGGTTTGTCCCGCAGCATTTGAATCTGTCTCTGCCGCAACTGGAGCGCGGCCAGGTCCGCGGACTTGTCTTCGTCCACGTCGATTCCGTTGGCTTTCGCCGCAGCCTTGATCTTGGCCAGCACCTTCGGCTTTTCGTCCGCCGGGATGCCCTCGGTCTGATCGAAACGCGCTAAGGCGTTGCGAATGTGGCTTTTCGTTTTCTCGTCGTCGCCGGGGAATTTGATCGGCAGCTTCCAGGTGGACGTTTTATCGGGATCGCCCACGTAGGCGAAGCAGTCCGAAGCCAGATCGACGCCGTCCACTTTCTTGGTTTTCCCGCGCGCTTCATGGGGGTGCTTCGCGGAGCGCTCCCCGTCTTCGCCTTCGCAGTGCGGGTCGTCGCAATCGGGGTCGCTGCATTCCGAGCACATGCCTTCGGCGCATTCGTCGCAACCGCACTTACAAAACTGATTGCGCAGCTCCGTCATGCGGGAGCGGAACTCGGGAGAGAGTCCTCCGGGAAACATCGAGCGGATCGCGGCGGTGGCGTTGTCGTTCGCCGGGTAAGTAACCGGCCCCACGTCGAACAGGTCCACATCCTGGATCGTGCGCGTGGATTTCAGCAGCCTCCCCTTGTCGTCGCGCTCGTCTTCCCAGGTATCTTTGGTGACGATGAAGCCGAACGAGGAGCCGTCGATATCGCCCCGCTCGATGGAGGCGGTGACGCGCGCGCCGTTCGGGGGATTGCATGAGTAGAACAGTCCCCGGCTGTCCTCTTTGAGCGTCAGAGTTCCGGGCTTCGTCCGTCCCAACACGTGATCCGGATTGTGATTGAACAGGCACCGCACGTCCTGCTTTTCCTGAATCGCGCGGGCGAACGCGCCGGGCGCCACCTGCTCCACGATCTCACCAAACCAGTCGGAGAGCGTGTACGGCTCGTTGAACGTGGAGGCGTAGCCCTCGATGCGGCTCTCGTCGCCGGTTTTCGCCACGCGCACTTCAGTTTTGAAGTTCCGCCGTTCGATCTTGTTCTTCATGGCTCAACTCCTCTTTCGCTTTTCGTGTGGCTAGGTCGCGGTACGCGGCGATTTTGACCGCTCCCACCGCCCGCCCCAGCTCCCCGGCAGCCTTGGTTTCGTCCGCTTTCCAGCCTTCGGAGCGCTCGAACATGCCGCCGATGAACTTCTGAATGAAGGCAGAGACTTCCGGCCCGATGGGATCGCCCATATTCGGGGATTCCATGCGGAAACCCACGCATCCGATCTGGGTGGCGAGCTCCGCCATGGCCGTTAGAACCGGCGTAAAGGCGCGCTGAAAGTCGCGTAAATCGGGCTTTTCGCGGGCTAAAACGCGCTGCAATGCATCCTGAAACACCCGCGAATACACGCGCGCGAAACGCTGATCGGCGGGCGCTTCCGGGGGCGGCTTCTTGGCCGCCGGCTCATCTTCGTCCGCGCCGTCCATTCCCGTGATCGCGTTCGGATCGCCGGGGGAAAGCTTCAGCGGGTCCGAGGCGTCCATCATGTTGACAGGCATCCAGTAGGTTTGCCCGGCCGGGCCCCCGATGGGATTCCAGTCGAGGAACAATTCGCGCACGTCATCCGCGTTGGCGAGTCCCCACTGCCGCAATACCGTGATGAGCTTCGCCCTGGATTCCGAATCCGGCGTCAACATCTCCTGGTAATAAAAGGCCGGGAAGAACCGGAAGGCGGTGCGGCCCTGCTTCACGAACAGCTTGCGCTTGAATTCGCTTTGGAGCGGTTTGTACCAGGGGCGCAGGGTGTACTGCACCAGCTCGATGGCTTCCTGTTCCGCGGAAGCCCGGTTGACCCTGCCCGATTCCCCCAACATGCGGACGGGGACGTGGAAAATCGCGCCGACCTCTTCGCGCTGGTGCTTCCGCGTTTCAAGGAACTGCGCTTCGTTGGGCTTGATGTCCGAGGGCTTCCAGATCATGCCGCCCTCGATCACCATGGGGCGCATCATGTTTTCGCCGCCGTAGGCTTCGTTTACCGAGCGCTTGAAATTCGTCAAGGCCGGCTCGCCCATGGTGTGCGGGATCTCCACCACGCCCGTGGGACGGATGCCGTTGGCGAAGAACTTGCCGCCGAACTTCTCGGCAGCGAGAGCCAGCCCCATCACCTGCCGCGTCAGTTCGATGATGGGCTTGCCGAGTCTCCCGTCCAAGGAAAGCCCCGGCACATGCAGCATGTTCGACGCGAGGATGAAGCGCGGTTGCCTGGGCGCGTTTTCCTCCGCGATTTGCCCATCGGTCGTTTCGTAGATCAGCGTCCCGATTTCCAGGCGCTCTCCTTGCACCGTGACCGGCTCGGTCGTCCGGCGGGGCTTCGTGGCTACCGGGGAACGCGGCCACAACGCAATCACGCGATTAGCTTGATCCCGCTCGATCTCCGCATAGGCATTGCTCCACAAAAGAGCGTGCGCCATGTACGTCTTGATGAATGTGAACGCGGTCATTTCCGCGTTCGGTTCGTCGTGCAGGATGAAGTGTAAGTCCTGCTCGTAGGCCAGCCGCTTGCCTCTCGGCTCCAGTTGCTCGTAGACGTTCAGGTCCGTTGCGCCCATGGCCCCGGAGATGAGGTCCACGCACGCGTAGACTGTCGAGACTTGGAGCGCGGTCAGTTCGGAAACGCGGATGCCCGAGTCGGTCCGGCCGCCGTTGAAAATATCAAGGAGCCACTCCGCCGGATAGCTCAGCGGCGTCTGCGGATTTTCGAGAGACGATCTGAACTCAGGCAGAAATCCGGCCACGCCCGAACTGATTCGCTGTAGGATTCCCACGGTGAGTTACGCTCGGGCGGCTTACTTGTCTTTGCGGAGGAAGCGAAGCAGCGCGGTGAAGATCGGGTAGGGCTTGGCAGGCTTTGCATTGGGGCGCACGAACGCGCCGCGCTGGGCTGCCGCGTATTTCCCGCCCCGGCCCGGCTTCATTCCGGTTTCTTCTTGCTTTCCGGCTTCTTCGCCGATGTCACGAAGGCCCACGCGAAACCCATGCTCCCCGCGAGAACACAGGCGGCCTGCCAGT